TGTACCTACATTACCAGGAGCAGTCCCTGCTGCTATCAACAATTTAAAAGATTTAGTAGAATTAATAAATCCTAGAATCACTAATACTAAGAATGCCATTACAACTATCCAATCAGCTTTAGATTATGTGAATAACATATTAACTAAACTTATTAATATATTTAAATCTATAGACCAATATTTGATTAATTGTGGTGCTGTTTCTGAAACAACTCCTTTAACATCTCTAAACCCATATTTACAACAACTAGATCAACAGCAAAATACTGTTGAATCAGCTCCTATAAATCAAGTTTATAGAGGATTTGTTTTAGAAGTGAGAGAGGAACAATTTTCACCTACTGTCAATAGAAGAAGAGCTGTAGCTTTAAACCCTCAAGGTATTATTTTATTACAAACTCCACTATCTTTTACATCTACACCTGAAGTTTTGATACAACAACTTAAACTAATTATTGACAATAGTAATTTAAAAGCTGAATAATTTAATATTTATAACAGATGAAAACTGATATTTTAAAGAAACTCATTAAAGAAGCAGTAAAAGAAGTATTTCAAGAAGAAATGAAAGATATTCTTTTAGAGGCAGTTCGTGGTAATAAACAATCAATAACTGAATCTGAAATGAAAACTTTTAGTTTCAACACTAACTCTATCCCTCACCAACAACCAAAACCTAATGTTAATGCTAAACAAGCATATATGGACATTTTAGGTGAAATGGCACAAGGTCCTAAATCAGGATTTGACGGTGATTTCAAAGTAAAAGGCCCAGTCAATACTATGTCTGAAGGAAGTGCTTTACCTGAAGGACAATTAGGTTTAGATCAAATAATGGGATTAATGAAAGGTAGATAATGGCATTTGGAGCAAAAAGAATATTTCCTCTTGATCAGAAACCAGGAACAGCAGTTGGTATAGCTATACCTTTTAATGCTCCTGCTGTTTTCTTTTCAACCTATACTACTCAAGATGCGATTAGAAATAATTTATTAAATTTTTTCTTAACTAACCAAACTGAAAGATACTTAAATAATCAATTTGGAGCTAATTTAAGAGCGTTTATTTTTGAACAAATTACTAATGACAATTTAGATGGATTAAAAGAAAATATTCAATCTCTTATAGCTCAATATTTCACTAATATAAGAGTTGATAGTTTAAATATTTTCCAACAACCAGACTATAATGAAATAACTGTTGATTTAAAATATAGTATAATTAATACTGGTATAACTGATCAAGTTGAAATATCCTTTACATAATGGCTGCTAATAAGAATATAAAATATATAAATAAAGATTTTACTGAGTTTAGAGCTAGTTTAGTAGACTATGCTAAAACTTATTTCCCAACTACATATAATGACTTCAGTCCTGCTTCACCAGGAATGATGTTTATGGAAATGGCAGCCTATGTAGGTGATGTTTTATCATTTTATTTAGATAATCAGGTACAAGAAAACTATTTGCAATTTGCTCGCCAATCAAATAACTTATTTGAATTAGCATACATGTTTGGTTATAAACCGAATGTGACGGGTGTAGCTACCACAACTGTAGATTTTTACCAACAAGTTCCTGCTAAATTAGTAGGTTCATCTTATGTTCCTGATTTTGATTACGCTTTATTTATTCCTGGGAACTCAACAGTATCATCAACAAATGCTGTTTCATTCTTAATTTCTGACCCAGTAGATTTTTCAGTTTCTAGTTCAGGTGATCCTACTGAAGTCACAGTATATCAAATCTCAGCAGGTAACCCAACATATTTTTTATTGAAAAAGTCTCGTAGAGCTATCTCATCTACTATTAATACAACAACTTTTTCATTTACTGCTCCTATTAAATTTAACACAGTTGAAATATCTGCTACTAACTTAGTAGGAATATTAGATTGTACTGATAGTGAAGGAAATACTTGGTATGAAGTAGATCATTTAGGTCAAGAAATGGTATTTGATTCAATCAAGAATACTAATACTAATGATCCTAATTTCTATCAAGATAATGATGCTCCTTATCTTTTAAAATTAAAGAAAGTACAATACAGATTTACTACACGTTTTAGAAATTCTACTACATTACAAATTCAATTTGGAGCAGGAACAACTTCTGACTCAGATGAAAATATAATTCCTAATCCAGATAATGTTGGTATAGGATTACCATTTGAACAAACTAAACTCACAACAGCATATTCACCAACCAATTTCTTATTTACTAAGACTTATGGTATAGCTCCTTCAAATACTACTTTAACATTTAGATATTTGACAGGCGGAGGAGTATCTGCTAATGTGGGAGCTAATACTTTAACTAGATTAAATAGTACCCCCGTATTTTTAAATAGTAATCTTAATAGTACTACAGCTAATGCTATATTTGGATCATTAGCAGTCACAAACCCGGAAGCAGCTAATGGAGGAGGAGACGGAGATTCAATTGAAGAAATTAGACAAAATTCTTCTGCTAATTTTGCTTCTCAGTTACGAAATGTGACCCAAGATGATTATTTAGTAAGAGCTTTAAGTATGTCTCCTAAATATGGTGAGGTAGCTAAAGCATACATTGAACCAACTAAAGTTAAAAATCTTTCAGCTGGTGAGTCTAATAGTATTTTAGACTTATATGTTTTAACTTATGATATAAATAGAAAATTAACAACTGCTTCTTTAGCCTTAAAACAGAATTTAGTAACATATCTATCTCAATATAGAATGGTAAATGATGCTGTTAATATTAAGGATGCTTTTGTTGTTAATATTGGAGTAGATTTTGACATTATAGTATTACCTAACTATATAAACAATGATGTATTATCAAGATGCATCACCGCTCTACAAACATATTTTACTATTTCTAATTGGCAAATCAATCAACCAATTATTTTAAGAGACATCTATGTATTATTAGATAGAATTGAAGGTGTACAAACTGTTAAAAATATCAGCATAACAAATAAAGTAGGAACTAATTTAGGATACTCACAGTGGGCTTACGATATCTCAGGAGCTACACAAAACAATGTTATTTATCCTTCACTAGACCCTATGATTTTTGAAGTAAAATACCCATCAACAGACATTCAAGGTAGAGTAGTATCATTATAAAATAAACCATGGCAGTATATAAAATATTTCCAACTCAAGACGCTACATTATACTCTATGGATCCTGAAATGAACACAGGATTAGATGAGATTATTGAAGCATCTTTGACTGTAGGAGCCCTAGACACACCAGCACCTCAGGCAAGTCGTTTCTTAATTCAATTTTCTTCTGATGAAATTGATGATATTATTAATAATAAAATTTCTAGTTCTGCTTGGCAGTCAAATTTAAGATGTTTTGTTGCTGATGTTACTGCTTTAAACGCTACTACTACTTTAGAAATTTATCCTATATCTCAATCTTGGGATATGGGAACCGGAAAATATTTAAATATACCTGAAACACAAAATGGTACTAGTTGGATCTGGAGAAATTATCAAGGAGGAATCATATGGACTACTAGTTCTTTTGCAGCTAACTCTACAGGATCATATTCTTCATCAGTTAGCCCAGGTGGTGGAACTTGGTATACAAATTACTCAAGTTCACAACAGTTTGATTTTTACTCAGATAAAGATGTAAATGTTGATGTAACAAACATAGTTTCAGCTTGGTATAGTGCTTCTATTTCTAATGATGGATTTATAGTTAAACAACAAACTGAATTTGTTGATGATGAAAACGTTCAACCTAAAATTAAATATTTCTCAGTTGATACTCATACTATATATCCTCCTTGTTTAGAATTTAGATGGGATGATTGTATTATTAATACTGGATCTTCTACAACTACAACTTTAAATACTTATCCATTTGTAGTAACTGTAGGAAATAATCCTGGATATTTCTATTCTGAAAGTATAAATAAATTTAGAGTATACTCAAGACCAGAATATCCTGCTAGAACATTTATAACTTCATCATACTATACTCAAAACTATTATTTACCAACAGAATCATATTATGCTATTAAAGACTTAGATACAAATGAGTTTGTAGTTGATTTTGATTCTACATATACTAAATTGAGTCAAGATAGTGTAAGTAGTTATTTTACTCTTTATATGAATGGTTTACAACCTGAAAGATACTATAAAATCTTAATTCAAACTACAGTTGATGGAAGTACTGTAGTAATGGATAATAATTATTTCTTTAAAGTAATTAATGGATAATGGAACAATTAAATCTAAATAAAAGAGTATATGCTAAAAACCAATATGAGAGAGTTATTGACACTAAATTCTCTCAACTAGCTACTTCTCCTTCAGATACTCCCCCTCCAACAACTCCAACAATTTCTGTTGACGAATTTTTCCAAAACTATACAGATTTATTTTTTCAGATTCCTAAATTTGGAGAAGTAAATTCACATGAGTATCTTGTAAAAACAAGTACTGACTATATAGGTTCTACTGCTATTAGTAATGATATTCAAGCTTTAATTGATGAAATCAATTTATTACAAGCTCAAAATTTAGAATTAAACCAAAAATTAGTTGAAGTTCAATTATCAGGAAGTAACGCACTTAATATTTAATGGACAAAATAGTTAATATCCAATCAGTAGATCCAAATACTCTTCAGTTACAAAATTACAATACTGAAGATGAATCTCTTATATCTAATTTTGAAACAGATGTAACTTTTGATCCTAATCAAGACTATTTAGAGTATTTTATTTTAGATTTAAACCAAAATATTCTTTATAGCAATGTTGCTGGATACCCTGGTTACCAAATTCGTGATAATAATATAGTTATTGACCCTCAAAAAGATTTAGAATCTTTAGGATACACAGAAGGTCAATATTATACAATATATAATTTCTTAAAAAGAAAATTATCTTCCTCAGTTAACAGTACTTTTTATATTCAAGATATAAGTCCTGATAGAACTGAGTTAAGATTAAATACAACTCAAATCCCAAATATTGAGGTTACTAGCTTAACACCTCAGTTTGCTCTTGACATAGCTAATGCTCAAGGATCTTATAAAGATTTTTATCTTAATTTTGGTGATAATC